AACTACAGATTTGGTAATGACAACTTTATAAGTGAAAAAGTATCAAGACCTGATTTTGAAATAATGAACAGTAGAAAAGGTACTTATGATATTCAAGTATTTTCTTATAATGTATTAGATCAATTGTCAGCTACTTCTACAAGTATTGAATTTGAAGCTGTTGGTAAAACTGCTGTACCGCAAGACGTTACAGGATTATTAGTCGAACCAGTTTCAGATCAATTCATAAGATTACGTTTTGATAAAGCTACAGATATTGATGTTACGCATGGTGGAAACGTAGTTGTTCGGCATAGTAACCTTACAGATGGAACGGGTACATTTACTAATTCTGTTGATATTATTCCTGCTCTACCAGGAAACGTATCTGAGACATTAGTACCAGCAGTAGATGGAGAGTATATTCTTAAATTTAGAGATGATGGTGGCAGACTAAGTTCTGGAGAAACTTCTGTTGTCGTAACAACACCTGATCCTATACCCAAGTTACTTGTATTAGCAGACAGAGAAGATACAGATTCTCCTCCTTTTGCTGGAGATAAAGTTGATTGTTTCTTTTCTGATGATGTTAATGGTCTTGTTCTCGGATCTTTAGTGACAATAGATGATGCTACAGATTTTGATGCTATCGCTGATTTTGATTTTGTTGGTGCGGTTGATATTACTGGTGGTCATTATGATTTTGCTTCTAAACTGGATTTAGGTGGCAAACAACCACTTAGATTAAAACGTCATTTTGTAACACAGGGTTTTTATCCAAATGATTTGATTGATAAGAGATCAGCAAATATTGATACTTGGACAGACTTTGATGGTGCTACTGCATTTAATGTCAATGCAAAACTATTGGTAGCAACAACTGACAGCGATCCAGCTACATCTGATTCGGCAACTTATACACAATCTGGAACGACAATAACTGTAACAAAATCTAGTCATGGATTCAGTGCTGGTACTTTTGTCGATATTGATTTTACAAGTGGCGGTGCAACTGATGGATATTTTGAAGTTCAATCCGTGCCAAGTAGCAGTACTTTCACTGTCACTGCTTCATCCAGTGCAACAATCTCAAGTAGCAACTGTAATATCGGAGCAGGATTCACTAAGTTCAACACGCTTGCAAATGGAACATTTATTGGTCGTGGATTCAGATTTAGATGTCAAATGGATACAGACGACCCTGCACAATCTATCGAAATAGATCAACTAGGCTATACAGCAGAACTTGATAGCAGAACTGAAACTGTAAATACTGCGATAGCATCTGGTACGTCTAGTAAAGCAGTTACGTTCCAGCATCCTTTCTTTACAGGAACTTCTGCACTTGGAGGATCCACTTCTGCTTATCTGCCTAATATTGGAATTACGATAGAAAATGCACAATCAGGAGATTTCTTTGCCCTGTCGAGTATCTCTGGAACGGGGTTTACTATTGATATAAAGAATGGATCTAGTTTTGTTAATAGAAATTTCAAATATGCTGCAACTGGATTTGGGCGTGGTAGTTAGTATTGAATTAAGATATACTTAGATAAAAAATTGGATTAGGTAATGGCTACTCACGATTATGTTATAGACAACTCGACTGGAGCTAACGTCAGGGCTGATATTAATAATGTATTACAAGCGATATTAACAAATAACAGTAGCTCTTCTGCTCCTAGTACCACAGCAGCTTATATGTTTTGGGCTGATACTACAACTGGAACATTAAAGATAAGAAACTCTAGTGATAACGCATGGGTAGAGCTTTTACAGCTTGATGGTACGTTAACCCTTGAAGATGGATCTGCAAGCACCCCTGCACTGGCTTTTAGAGATGATTTAAACACAGGAATCTATAGTTCTTCGGCAGATACATTTAATATTGCTACTGGTGGTATTGAACGAATGGAGCTTGGTGGTACAACAATATTTAACGAAGATGGTAGGGATGTAGATTTTAGAATTGAAGGTGATAATAAGGCAAATTTATTTTATGTAGATGCTGGAAATGATCGTATTATTATTGGAGCATCTTCAGCCACAGCAGGACAATTCGCTGTTAATGATACTAATGGAAATCATGTTTGGCTAGTAGGTAGGAGTTCTGATGATACCTCTTCTGTAAGTTTTAGAAACAATGCGGATGATGCTTACAGAGCAAGGATTGAAGTTGACCAGTCAAATGGAATGAAGTTTCAAGTTGCTGGTTCAGAAAGGGCAAGAATCGATACTTCTGGAAGGCTACTTATAGGAACTACAAGTGCTAGATCATCAGGAGGTAGCGTTAATGCACATCTACAATTAGAAGGTACAACCTCTCAAAGTGCAGAATTTTTAATAACTCGCAATTCAGCAGATACTTTTTCTCCTACTTTAGGACTTGTAAAAACTAGAGGAACATCTGTTGGATCAAATACAACTGTTGTGGATAATGATGTTTTAGGAACAATTCAATTTAGAGGTGCAGACGGTAGTGATATTTTTTCTGTAGGTGCTTCTATTTTTGCAAGAGTAAATGGCACACCTTCTGATGGTACAGATATGCCAGCAGAGTTAGTCTTTGCGACAACTGCTGATGGTGCATCTTCCCCTACTGAAAGAATGTTCATAAATTCGTCTGGAAACGTAGGTATAGGTACATCAAGTCCTACTCAAAAATTAGCCGTAGATGGAAATATAATATTACCTGATGTTGGTACTGTTCATTTTGGAGTTTCTGATACAGCTTATGTAAGAGGTAAAGATAGTACAGATGGTTATATTAAATTAGGTACTGCTGGTACAGATCGTGTTCATGTAGATCATACTGGAAACGTAGGTATAGGCACGACCTCACCAAGTCGTAAATTAGAAATTACAGATGCCACATTTTCTGCTTTAAGAATTAAAAATAGCAGTACAAGTATTGCAAATGGTACAAATATTTGCGGAATAGAATTTGAACATGCCGATTCTTCTGCTGCTGGTGTATGTGCAGGAATAAACGCTTTAATGGCTGATACTTCAACAGGTGCATTGCACATGACATTTTCGACAGGAACTAATGTAAATCTATATCGAGAAAATATGCGCATTGCAAGCGATGGCACAGTTCAAATTGCTGCTGGTGGTGCAATAGCAGGTTTTTCAAGTTCTCATATTAATAGTGGTGCACCTTTAAAAATTTATAAAAGCAGTGGTTCAACACACGCTGGATTACAACTAATCTGGGATCATTTTAATACTACTGCTGGTATAAAGCAGAAAATACAATTTACTATTGGAGATGATGCAAGTTCTGATGGTTTTAATAATGCAGGTTATATAGCCATTGAAAAAGCTGATTCATGGCAAAGTGGAGCGGGAAGAAGTTCAGCAATGGTATTTGCCACAACTTCGGCTGCAACTGAAAGTGAAGCAATGCGAATCCGAAGTGATGGCAACGTAGGAATCGGTAGCAGCAATCCTCCTACCAAGCTTGATGTTTTTAAGACAGGTAATGTTGTTACTGGGCGTTTTGGTTGTGATTCTGCGGCTGCTGTCTGTTGTGATTTTAAAAATACAATATCAAGTGGAACCGCATTTTTTGCTCGTTTTATATATACAGGATCAGAATGTGGTTCTATTACAGCCAGTTCAACAGGTTCTACAGCCTATAATACAAGTTCTGATTATCGCTTAAAAGAAAATGAAGTTGAAATTTCTGATGGTATTACAAGGCTTAAAACTTTAAAACCTTATAGATTTAATTGGAAAAAACACCCAGATTTAAAAGTTGATGGATTTTTTGCACATGAAGTTACAGCAGTTCCTGAAGCTATTACAGGTACAAAAGATGAAGTTGCAACAGAAGATAATGATGGACTTGGTTATAAAAAAGGTGATCCAATATATCAAAGTCTAGATCAAAGTAAACTTGTTCCTTTAATAACTGCTGCTTTAAAAGAAGCGATAGGAAAAATAGAGGTGTTGGAAACCAAAGTTGCAGCATTAGAAGCTGCTTAGTAAAATTGGATAAATAAAATTGATTTATGGCTTCACCTCAAGAATTATATGACGAAACAAAAACTCGTCTTGATTTAAATATTGCAAAAGCACAAATGCTTGAAAGAGAAATACAAGAAAAAGTCGCAGAAAAAAATCAACTAATGCAGCCTATAATGGAGGATCAGGGAGCATTAAAACAGTTAGAAAAACTTAGTGATGTTGTACAACCTGTAGAATCAAAGTAAAATAAAACTAAACATTTATTATCATGGCTGTTACTTGGAATGTTGCTGCTTTAGATGCAACAAAAACTGTAGGAAGTTTATCTGATGTTGTCACTACTGTTCACTGGACTGCTAGTGATTCTGAAACTGTAGGTAGTGGCGATTCTGCTGTAGTGCATAGCGGTTCCGCTTATGGCTCTGTAGGACTTGCTGAAGCTGATTCTGGGTCGTTTACTGCATATGCAGACATTACAAAGGATAATGCTATTGCATGGGCTAAAGCTGCACTAGGTTCTGATGAAGTAACAGCTATTGAAACAGGCATTGCAAATCAAATTACAGAATCTAAAACACCGACTAAGACTTCTGGTGTACCCTGGTAGAAATAACAGAAAGTCCTACATAAAGTGGTGCTAATGCACAGATTCCACAGAAGGTTATAATTGTCACAGGTACTAATGCTTTAGAAAAGGCTTCTTTCATGTTTCAAAAAATTGCTAATGTTTTGAGTATTATCTCATTTGTAATGGTAGCTTCCATGAGTGGTGGAACGTACTTTGCATATAAATATGTAACATCAGAACAGTTTAAATCGAGAATTATGAATGAAATTCTTGATAACGTATCTGGAATGATGCCTAAATTATTAGAGAAAGAATTACCTGATGTTACAGGAGAATCATTACCGATTCCAAAAGGACTAGGAATTTGAACTGCTGGTATTGTAAAACTGAACTGATCTGGGGTGGTGATATTGATGTAGATGAGTCTATGCCAATTTATCCTGAGTATTCGGTTATGACTAATTTATCTTGTCCTAAATGTTTTTCAGAAGTAGAGGTATTGAAAAAAAGAGATGCCTTCGATTGAAATACCTGATATCCAAATTAAAGAGATATATATTCCAGACGTTCCAGAACCTTATAATCCTTATTACTTACAAATAGCAAAGCCACCAGATATTGATGTTCCTGGTTGTACCTATCAGCATCGTGATATAAAAAATACTGGTAATCGTAATTTATTATTAGAAGATCCAAATGGTGTGTTTACAACGTGTGATTTTCCGTTTCCTGGTTTTGTACCTCTTGACTATACACCTGAGAATCTTGTCATTACAGAAGAACCGCTTGTCGATAATGAACCACCGCCCTTACCAGAAACAGAACAGCCAAAGGTTCCTGACTTACCACCAGACCCTCCACCACCTTTTCTTCCCTGTCCTGGAAAAAATGATCAAAGAGTAGGAGATTTTCGTAACGATAAAAAGCTAGAACGTGTTATCGGCCATGAAAGAGGGCAAGATGGAAGTGAGTGCATAACTCTTTATGAAGCAGTTGAGTGGAAAGAACAATACATTCCATCTGCTCCTCAGTTTGTTGGGGTGTTTAGCCTTGCTTTGGTTGGTGCTTCTGCACCATTGGTACTCCAGCTTGTCCGTCCAATAGTTAAACAGGTCGTAACAAAGTTGACCAAAAAGAAAAAAAAATAAGTAAAATAGTATTAGACAAGTGGATACCCGTAGCTTGTCTTTAGCAACCAGACCCATTATCAAATCGTTAAATCGGTCACTGCTCTGTTGGAGCGTCAGTTGCTTTTAATTTCGTGAGTATGTGGGATAACTTGATTCGGTGGAATATTAACAACAATATCTTCGCAAGTAATAGCACTAGGAGTATTAGGTTTAAAATAAACACCTAATTTCGCTTGCTCCGAGCAAATTTTTAACCTATGAAGAGAAATTTCCAGCAAGGTTTTCTTATACAGTAATTCTTGATTTTTAATATTTATTTCTGTTGCTCTATGACAAAGTGCTGGAGATTTACCCAATGGAATATTTAATTGCATACTGATTCCATAATTCAAATTGTAATTATCCTTTTCAAATCTAGGAGTTTCTTGAACATATTTTATCTCGCCAGTATTTTCGTCATATATGTTTTGCCTAGTAACCTGTTCTATTGGTCTGTTAAATGACCAAGCATCTGTTAAATAAGGAGTAATCGTTAGGCTAGGAGAAGCACAGACAATACCTTGACTCATACGAAAAGATGGCATGGCTGATGGAGTTATCATCGTTGCATTATTATTTACAACACCTTGAGCATTAGAGCTAGGACTTGCAACTGTTGTATTAGCGAAAACTTTTGCAGGACAAAGCAATAAAGCTATTGCCCAAAGGTAGTTGTAGTTTCTACTGTGGTTGTTGTGTTTATTGTTCTTGATATTGTCGTTACTGTGTCTAATCCTGGTGTTATTAGAGTTTCTTGAAGAGAAAATGCCGAGCCTGGAACAGAAACTTTCCATCTTGGAACTGCCTCTAGGTTTGGTGAAGTCCAACTAAAACTTACCCCTCCAACTGTTTGTTCTGTAAGAGTTGTAGCTGTAGGGTTGATGTATCCATTAAGGTCTGATGATTCAATGTTGTGTCCTGATGCGGAATAAGAATAGCCTGTTCGATACTGATGACTTGTAATAGTTTCATTTATTACTGATTCTGAAGTCGAGCTAGTTTGAGAACTACCCGAACGAAATTGTGGAACTACAGGAACAGCAAGTGTTCTTATAGGACATAGTAGTAAGAGTAATAACCAAAGTCTAGTCAATCGTAATACGGACAGTAGTAGAGCCAATACAGCTAGTACCTGACCCTCCAGCCGTGCAGGTATGAATTCCTGATGAAACTGATGTTAAGGCTAAGTTCCCTGCTGTACCTCCAGAAATTACTGTTGTTTGTCCACCAAGTACAGGTAAAGATGCTATCCCAGAACTAGGTGTAATAGCAGATTGTGTTACATCTCCAGCCTGATAACTTTCACTGAGAGAGAAGGCAGAGCCAGCAGTTGTAACCGATTTATTTGTATTAACTAAAGCTGGTACTCCATTACTTAGGCTACCAAGATTTAATCCACCGATTCCATTAGTAACGACACTATCTCCTGTTCCTGTAGATGTAGTTATATTGTTTCCGCTTATGCTATAGCTCGATGGAGCAGCATTAGTAATTACATAAGGTGAATCTATGGATATTTGTGCAGAGGTCACAAACTCTTGCTTTATATTGGCAAAAGCAGCCGTTGGTAAGAATAGAAGTAAAGCAAACAGTTTTTTCATTTGATTCCTACTTTGTTTTTACTATTATCCACTATTTTAGGGTTATTACTGTTATTTTGACCACTTTTCTTGTTTCCTACTGAGATTCCATACGAACCAAGTACTCCCGAAACCAGGCCAGCCGTGAAAGCTCCATCTATCCTTACCTTACCCATGTACCCCAAAGTCATCATTGATAAACTCCAAGTCAAAATCAGAAATCGGATAGCGTGACCAAAGAGTTCCCCCCATTCAATGCCTTCCTTTTCTTCTTTCTCTTCAGCCATAAGATTAAGGTTTCTTGTTTAATACTAACAATTTAGCTATGTTTGGAAAAACTAACAAACTATGTCTAAGTTTCTAATCAACTTATTTATCAGATTTGGTAAGTCTGAATCTCTTCGTAAAGCTGCTTTGAATCTTCTAAAAGATCTTGCACAGAAGTCAGACAATGATGTTGATGATGCAATCGTCAAGATGATTGAAGAAAAATTATTTCCAGTAAAATGAAAATTACTAAATTTCTCAACATTGACATCGAACCAGCACCTCCAGAACTAGAGTTAGAGATTGAAATGCAGTGTAGAGAAATAATGAAATCTGATAATTTAACTGACATAAAAAGATATTGCACACATATGGTCAGAAAAAAATTTGACCAAGATATTTTTATGGCATCATTACTAAATAGACTTATTGAGCTAGAAGCTAATCGTGTTGTAACAGAAATGAGGCAAAAAAAACCTAAGAATCCTTTGAAAAAGTTTTTTCGTATTCGTTAAGATATTTCTTTTCAAAATCTTTAACCAACATATTTTCAGTCTTATCAATCTCAAAATTAAACTTTAAAATTGCCGTACGAATATGTTCAGTAACCCAACCACCTTGTTTTGAAACAACTTGAGCTTTATTACGTTCATTGATAAAAATATAATGGTCATATCCTTTTAGCTCCACATCTAAAAAATTTTTCTCAAGATCTTTACGTCTTATCTCTTTTAGTTTTCTTAGTTTTTTAGAATCACTCATTTTTTTTCTTTATTGAATTAAGAATCCTAGAAAGTGCTCTACCTTGTAATCGGTTTTGAATTGCTCTATTCCAGTTTTCCTGATCTTTTTTTAATGCTTCATCATACACTTCTTTATCAATCTTGTCTTGTAAAAATTTATAAACAACTTCTCTTATCCAAGAAGTAGGTTTTAT